AGAAAAAGTTTTTAACTACACTGTCTGAAAGTAACGGTGTAACTATATTTTGAATCTTGCCTTCTACATCTGTTTTTGTAGTAAAACTAAAACTAACTTTTTTATCAAATACATCTTTATAGATAGCGCCATCGTTACCAAAGATGTTTGTGCTTGAATATTTTCCTGTTGAATCAATCAAGTCAAAGTATCTTGAAATACCTGAACTTGTTCTATTAATACTTTTTACTTTAACTACTTCTTGGCTAACTGATCTTGGTGCAACATTATAGTCCTCACCAGTAATCATTCTGTTTTGTGTATAATATGTACTTGGAGCATTTTCTTTAATGCTCTTATTAGTTTCAGGACCACTTGCATTATCAACTGTGTATTTTAGTGAAGCAACAAATGTAAATGTTTCTGCTGTTCCTGCTCTACTTGTATATGGTACACTAATAGTTACGTTTGTTAAATCTTCAGGATTGATTGTAAACTTTGTACCAAGTCCTTTTCTAAAGTAACATCTAAAGTTTCCTTTAGGTAAATCACCAAATGTTCCGTCTGCAAATAATAAACTAATTCTGTCATCAATACGTGATTGTACAGCATACAAACTTCTGTTTGATTTGCTAACACTATTGTAGATAACATTGTTACCTTCAACTGCATCAACCTTAGTCCATAACTGTTGTTCGTTTCCGTTGCTGTCTAATCTGTAAAGCCAAACATCTGAGTTGTTAATATTTGTTGTGTCAATAGCAACTGCTTGATTAGTTGTAGGATTGTCAATGCTAAAATTACCTGTGTCCATTACACCTTGTCTAAAGTGTACAAAGTAACCTGAGTTTGAACTACCTGCACCTTTACCATCTTCTCTGTATAAAAATCCTAAACTATTTCCTGGTAACGGATCTTCTTCAAAAATCTTGTCAGCATCAATAGTTGCACTTGTTATTTCAAATACAATATTTTTTTCTCCTACGTTTTTATTAAAACTGTAGATAGGTAAGTTTGAGTTTGATGCATTGAAACGATATTGCTCAGTTGTAATACCTGCAATAGTTTCTTTCTTTACCGGCTTACCTACAATACTGGCTTCTGGTAAAGCCGCATTTAAAATTTTTCTAAACTGTTCTGCCCAATCAGGATTTGAAGGATCATTCCATAAAATAGTTTGTCCTGATAAGTTAACACCGTTAGTGTCATTAATTTGTTCTGTAGTTTGCACACTTTCAAATTTTAATAATCCGTTTGCCGCTTGATTACGCTTTGGATTATAAGAAAGTAAACGTGCTAAACGTAATACGCTTTCTCTACGTTCTGCTAATTCAAGGAAGTTTTCACGTGCATTTAGGTCAACACGGAATGCCATGTTTTGTCCAAGATATGCAATAAGATCAATTAGTGCAAGATACTCTGAACTTTCAATGTAATCGTTAAAGTCTTCAGGATAGTTCTCACGCAAATATGAGATCATAGTTCTACGTAAACTATCAAAATCATACGATTTGAAGTCCGCAGTTTTAAATGTTTGATATACTCGCTTCCAATCTTCAGCAAGTAATAATCTATTTTGTCTATCCGTTGTTGACATCTATTTTCCTCTTACAATGTATTTATTTAAACGAGATATCTGAGTACTTAATTCTGTTACACGCCAAAGCCTGAGTTCTGATCGAATTCAAACTTCAGTTTCTCAGATATGTTGTATGGCAAGTACGTAAGTTCGCACTCAATTTGAATACCACTTTCATACTGGTCAACAACTATTGCGGATGCAGTTACTCTTGGATCACCGTTTACAATCTCTGTTACATTGTTTATAATTGCTTCTTTTAATGAATCAGTCATAGGCTCAAACAAAACGTCCCAAATGATAGTCCCAAACTCGGGATTTTCAAGTTTTTCGCCTTGTCTAATATGAAAGTGATTCAGTAAATCTTGTTTAATCAAGCCAATGTCATACAATGCATAAGAAGTATTGTCAGAATTGACTGTGCTAAGACCTTTGTATGCTCTGCTTTTTACAGGAGGTCTTTCTTTGACGTTTGATGATACTTTAACATTTCTTACTGTATTTTTTTCTAAACTGCTCATATCAATATTTATACACCTTTCTTGAACGTATCTGGAGCATTATCATAATCAAATGCTGACGTCATTATTAATTCAAGGTTCCTATCAGTTTTAATTGGTGTATACACTTCAGGGTCAACGTTTTCGTGATGTGACCACGGCTCATGCTGTGGCAAGCGTCGATGCAACGAAGTTGTAGCGGTAGCGGTAGCGCCGGGCAAGACGTGTGTGTATAACGGAGTTACTGCGGTAGCGGTGGCCGCCTGCGGTCCATTCATATGGATCTGTGGAGCAGTTTCTGTATGGTTGCCTCCTGAGTTGATGTCCGTTGTGCCTCCTGCTGTAAACTTGTTTGCTCCAGTTGTGTTTACATCATAATCTAACAGTGTTGTAACTTGATTGTTCATTGCAACGTATGTTGTCATGTTTGCATTAGTTTCAACTTGTATGTCTTCTTTTGATAACACGTTAAAGTTGCGTCCTGCGTTTAGGTTAATGTCTCTATCCGCTGTCAGATTGAAATCGTTTTCAGTGTGCATACTAATACTGTCTTTTGAATACACATCAATTTTACCATTAGCAGTCATTTCTATCCAACTGTTACCACTGCCATGATCTATACGTACCAAGTCTTCCGTGTTATGGAATAATATTTGATGTCCTGTGCGTGTTCTGATACGCATAAGTTCGTTGTGTGGTAGCGTTACATCTCCACCCTTTTCACCCTTTTCAACATTGACATATTCTTTCTTTGTAGTTGACGCCGGACCTTTACGTAAAATCTTGTCATCTCCGTCGTCCATTACAAACACAGTGCCGCCAAGTCTATTGAAAGGAACCTGTGCCGCTGTACCGCCCGGTCCGTATCCTGCTTTAGGACTACCAGGACGCTTGTCATAAGGTCCAGGTGTGTTTATACCAAACACCATGCTTGGCAGTTCACGCCTTGCACTGCTTGTTGTTAATGCTCTTGTGCCATCTGAGGCAAGTCCTGCTTTGTGCAGTAAGTCCATCCATTCTTCATTGATAGGCTTTTTAAATTTTGTAGGGTCGTTACCTTTGTTGTCTGCGAGATTCTTTTTGTTAATTTCTCCAACAACAACCTTACCAGTACGCTTCTTGGCTTCCTTGGCACCTTCGCCTTTGGGACTACCTGTAAAGAAAGTTGATGCAACCTTGTCTGGTACGTTTAGGTTAACATAGTTGTCAGGTATACAACCAATCCAGAAACCCATGTTGGCCGCGCCTTCCGCAAACACAACAATTACTCTACTGCCAACGTCCGGCGGTGTCATCCACATACCATAAGCGGATTGTGTGTATGCAAAGTCTGTGTTTGCACTGATACCATTAACTGGTGTTTGTCCCCAGAATGGACTTGCATAACTTACCTTGAACGTTTGACCTTCACTGTCGTCATTGTTACCTGTTGTGCCTTTGAGCAGTTGTACTTCCAATGCACCCATATAGTTTGGATCAAGATGGCCAACCACACGTCCAACGTATGGACCTGCGTCCATTAATGCTTCTTGTCCTACCGTTCTTTTTTCGTTAGCCATTTAAAATCCTATGTTTGCACCTTGGTTACGAGCCGCTAATCTGTTATTAACGTCTTTTTGATTTTTTGCTTTTGCTTCTGCGGCGTCTGCGGCTTCTGCATCTGCAATATTCTTTTCAAATGCCGCCTGGTTCGCCGCCGCGTCGTCCTCGCCGCCTATACCAGAATTTTTTACATCATCCTGTTTGTTTACGTCTGCTTTCTCATCAACAATTTCTTGGTTGCCTTTTTCACCTGCCTGTGCTGTTGGCTTAGGTGACTGTTGCGGACGTCTTACAAGTTCAAGTGTTTGTTTAAATTCCCCTGAAGCAAACTCGTTCTTAACAGTAATTACCATATATAATCCGCTAAAGAAATCAACTGGCACAGTATCATTAGGGAATCCCATGATACCGTTTTCTCTATAATCTATTGGTGTTCTAAATAATACTTCAACATCCACTTCACCGTATTGGTAATCTATCGTGCCGTCTGCATCAATGTTAATATATTGTGTGTTCTCTGAGTTATAGTTACCTACACCACTGTCAGCAATATAATAAGGATCGCCCATGATTGTCATGTCAAGTGTTAGCAAGTCAGCATCACTGTTTACGATTGCTTCATTAAATCTACGTGCAATTTCAACCTGCATGTCATCAAGACTAACCGCACCTGCGGCTTTGGCATTGTTCTTTTGTACTATTCCTGCTTTGTTGCTAACCTGCGAATCATTGTTTACTGCTGTTGCTTTAATTTTTTGTTTTGGATCTTCTCCTTCTTTAGAACCGTCTGCCAAGTTATTCTTTGGCAGTGTACCTGGACTCATGCTTTTAAAGAATGT